TTGTGGGAACGTGGACGTAACGGTCTTAACAGCAATACCGTTGTACTGCTGTTGGTTGATCATCTTAATGCCATACGACACGCCACTAGGCGCTTTGAAGTATGTTGCATCATCTAGCAAAATGGGACGGTTGCCCACAAAGTCACCTGTTGGGCCAAGAGTGCGGCTAATAAAACTTGCAGGCCAAGTAAAGACTTGATCTTCTGTGCAAAACACCGACAAACGCTCAGTGTTCCAACTGTCAATCATTTGATTGAGCGCCATCAAGGCGTCTTCTGACGTGGCCGCAGAGGGCGTTTCACCTTCAGCAAGCACGCCAAGGAGCCGAAGCGCCCGATTGATTTGATCGCCAGCGGTGTACGTTGTCATGCTTAGACCTCTTCAGTAGTCACTTTTCTACGGCGTTTAACTTCCAGCACGTTCACAGGAGCCGCTTCAGGTTCAGAAGACGTATCTGGATTATAGCGAGTCCAACCATTTTTTTCATCTTCTTCAGCCTCTAAATCCATTGTGGCAACTTTAGCACCATGGACAGGGTGAATCATTGTAATGTTCATAGTAGAAAGGGGGTGATTAGCCCCCTTTTGGTTAGGATGCTACCAATGGAACAGAATACCATTGAGTAGTAGAAGACGCTACCAACAATGAACTGGTAAGGTTTGTTATGCTATATGCACCGTTAGCCGCAACCGCATTGATTGCCCCGCCAGTAGCGGGATAAATATTCAACGCGCCAGCAGCGGTGTTTTTAACGATAATTACCATACCAGCTACCGCTGTGGGCAAAATCACGCCTTTAGTACCGTCTGCCGCCGAAACGACATTGATACCTTCAGCTAGTGCAGCAGCAGTGGCTTGATTAGTTCCAGCCGCTGCAACAGAAGCAACAGGCAGGCGAATAGCGCCAGTTGACGTGCCGGTTAAATTGCCGGTTAAATTGCCGGTTATGGTTGTAGCAGTTACCGTTTGCAACGCTGACGCGCCAGTAACGGTTACGCTTTCAAATTCAGGATCGCTATACGCGACTCCTACAGCTTTTGTATTTGGCATAATTGTTCCTTTTAAAAATGAGGGCCGAAGCCCCCATTGTTTACTTCAAGAAAGCCGAGTAAGCCGCGTCGCCGGTACGCACAAAACGGTATGTGTGCGCGCCGTGACGTGGAACGGTCACAGAACCAAAGATCGTAATGCCAGTGCCTGTTGTGACAGGAACGGTAGACGATGATCCGGAATTGTTGTCGTTACAAATTGTCAACTCAAAAGCAGAGCCAACTTTTGCGCTAGGAACGGCTGCATCGAGCAACGCTGCTGTGGGCAGAGTCACTGTCAATGTAGCGTCCGACGCTTTTTTGCAAACAACCAAACCAACAACTACTTGATCAGCGGTCAACGTAGTGTCGCCGGTCAAGGTTGTGGGAATAGTTTGAACCGTCATTTGTGCTTCAAGCAAGTTGCCGTCGCCAAGCTGGTAGCCACCAGCGCCATTAGGTAATGCCATGATAATTTCCTTAAAAAGATGTTAAGACAAACGGGGCCAAAGCCCCATTTTGATTAGCCCCAAATGCGGCAGCCCATTTGTGGGCGGATTGTGCTAAAGCCATACAAAACGTCAATACGGCAAGGCATACGGTCATTGTTAATATCGTACTGGCGCACGACACGCAAAGAGATACCGTTGTGAACAGCACGAGCAGCCATGTCAACGCCTTGTGGCAACAACAAGTCAGCAGTGGCAAACGTGATCGCATCTTTGTGATAGACCAAGTTCTGAGCGTACTGGCTAGAAGCAGCACCAACGAACACAACGGCCTTACCAGCGGTAGGGAAGCTGTCCACGGTGGCCAAAGCATTGGCAGAAGTGTAGATAGGAGCAACAGTCACAGTGATTGCAGTGCTAACAGCAGTTGCATCAGCCAAAGCTACAAACTGGAACAACGAACCAGTGGATTCACGGGTCTGTGGGTTCACAGCGAAGCAATCAGCAACAGTGAACACGTCACCGGCTTTAACTGTCAAGGCAGAGCCAATAGTCAAAGCAATGCTTGTAGCGCCTTGAGAAGCCACAGTGGTGGTCACGGTGTTGCCAGTAGCAACGCGTGAGCCAGTTGTGTGCTGCTTAATAGACTGAGACATGTTAACCTCGTCAAAACCCAACACGCCAGTGCCCATCATGCCGTTACGGAATTGCTTGCTGATGGTGTCTGTAGGATTGAACAGACCCTTCATGCCTTCAACCAAACCAGCGTTAGCGGCAGGGTTGACAGTGGCGTAACGGGGGGACATCACAGCTGCGTTCTCGTTCAGCTTCTGCTGGGCTTGGAGCAAGACCAAAGAAGTTGAGGGCGTAGTGCCAGGTGTACCAACGGTGTTACCGATGGTTTTGTACGCATTGGCCACGTCTGCATCAATAGAAGATGCCAACTGGCTGATACGGGGCTTTAACACACGCTCTGCGAAGTCGTCCAATTGCATGGTCAATTCAGCAGATGTGAAGTTGACACCGATGTGCTTTTGGCTGGCAACGGTCAAAGTGGTGAACTGCTCGTTGTCGTCTTGCACTTGCAAGGCGGCGCCGTCAGTTACCAAAGCGCGGTCAGGTAAACGGATACGCAGTGTAGAGCCGATCTTTGCGCCTTCAACAGCAAAAGAGTCGTCATACTGGCGGTTTACGTTGCGGGTGATCACCAAGTTGTTCTCAAGGATTTCGAGAGCCTTACGGGTGATCATGTCAATCGTTAAGATTGAATTACTCATAATAAATTCCTTTAAAAAAAGTCAAAGTTTTAGCGGTTCTGCGCTTCCCACTTCTTTATCTGTCGTTTGCGTTCGGCCTCAATCCACTGCGAATCCGTCATGGTCTTGGTAGACCTTGGATCAGTAGTGTCATAAGCCGACACTCCAGCGGAGCGTGCGGTGACAGGAGAAATCGGCGCTGGCGCAGATGTTGTTTTCTTAATCAGGGGCGTTGAAACCAATTTGGCCTCAATTTTCCCAATTTCTTTCGCCTGACCGAGTGGCGTCATGCGTGAGATTCGATCCGCTTCTTTTGGATTTGAGCCAAGGTAGTACGCTAACTCAGGCCCAATGTCCGAAGACTGGATCGTTTCAGCCATCACGTTGGTGATCGGAAGTTTAGGGTTGTAGGCGACTTGTTCAAAGTCGTCGTACTTTGTCCTAGCTTCTTCTTCAAGATCGTGATAACTCTCAAGAACAGCCGATTGCTGCTTGGCCGCTTCACGTTTGGCGATCAGTTCTTCGGCTCTTTGATAGGCCAATGCTTCCGCATAGGCTTCAGGGCTTTCAAACTGGTCAACGGATGCAGTTGGCGCAGCTTTCACGATTTGCGTTTCCGCAGACCGATTTACTTGTTCTCTTTCCCACTTACGTTGCTCTCTTGCAAGGCGTTTGCCAATCATCGCGTCAATTTCAGCCTGGGAGTATTTTTTCTCCTCGGCCTGTTCAACTTGATTCTCAGCGACTTCCGGCGTACTTTCAGCAACTTCAGGTGTGGCCGTCACATCCGTGGTTGGCGCGGAGTCTACTTCCGCTAGGGCTTGGACTTCTTGAGTCATTTTTTATGAATCCTAAGATTCCTCGGTCAACTGGGCCGATACAGTTTAATCTTACACTAAATCAAACAGCAACGCCTGGAAAGACTCTGCGCATAATAATTTTATATGTCAAGCCGTAACTACTGCCTGTGACGTTCATCTCAACTACGTTGCTGTTTAAACGCAACCATGCAGGGGTTGTGCCAGAGTAGCTACGCAATGTGCTGTTCATAATCGTACCCGCGTCAAAACCCGTGCTTTGATCGGCTGAACCCGAATAACAAGTGTATTCATACAATGCTTTTAGGTTAACTGCCGTGCCTGTGACTTCAGCCGCAGGGATTGTATAAACTGGAGTCCATGTAGCACTGGTAAGAAACCCATTGGCAGAGTACATAGTCTCGTTGCCAAAGATGACGCTACCGCCAGCTACGGGCACAGTGAGGTTTTCGCCAATTACCAAATCACGACTAGACGTAATGTCTGCGTTAATCCTTGGCAAATACAAGTTGTAAGGATACTGAAGCGTTACACCACGTTCATTAAACGCTAAAGCACTATATGTAACGACGTTAGCCGCAATGCCGCTTGTCCAGCCGTAAGGCTGAATAATAGTTGGCGATCCCTCAATACTTACAAAGTTTCTGTTATTGGCTTCAAAGTAAGGCGTGATGATTTCTGCCATACCGCCAGCAATGTGGAACGCACCATTGGTTGTCGTGCTACTGCCACTCAATTCAATAACGCAGTCAATGTACGTCATATTGTTTGCGTTGGTCTGCGTAATACCACGCAAGCATCCAGAGATGTACGCACGATTGACCACGACTGCTGTGCAGGCAACACCCGAATTAAGTTCAAAACTTAGGCCATAGTTACATTCACCAGCCGTGTAGTTATTAAGACCAATATAGACGCAACCCTTTATTTCACAACCAGAACCGCTAAAGTTGGTTGATCGTATGTTGTTAAAGTAAGCATAAGACGTACCAGTGGACAGAATGCCGTAAGTTAAAAAGGCATCAGCTTTTGTGCCATTAGAAGTAAGAATTAAGTTTTCAATAGCAAAAAACTGTTTTGTCTCAGGCGCTGGTGCAACATACTGAATGTCAAAAATAGCCGCAGTAGTAGCCGTGTACAACTTTAAAGTTGTAGACATGTCAAAGCCGCTGATCTTTTTAACGGCATTATTTTTACTGATTGTCAAACCAGAGTTTAGGCGGTATGTTCCTGATGGAATGATGATCTCTACCGCACCTGCGTTGATGGCCGCTTGGATTGCTGGCTGACTATCTGCCACGCCAGTAGGGTCTGCGCCATAGTCAAGTACATTGACTGGTGCGCCAGTAATCATCGAATAGGAAACTTTTGTAAGTGCCATAATTTTTCCTTAATACATATTTTCGTTTATTAGGCTACCAAGTCCAAATAAATACTGCGCCATCACCGCCACGACCAGCAGTCGTCGCATCTTCGCCAGCGCCCCCACCACCACAGCCAATGCCACCTCGGCCGCCAGTAGTGCCAACTGCTGTAGATGTTGAACCACCTGCTCCGCCGCAGCCAACCAAAATTGGTTGCGTAATGAAATAGCCACTAGCACCTACCACAGTGCCGCCAGCCGTTGTTGCGGGTAAAACTGTGTAATCATAATTAGGTGTTACTGAACCACCCGTATTTGCCGCTGCACCCGGGCCACCAGCACCACCAGATAGAAAAGTTGTTGCTGATGCTGTTTGGTTTGTTCCTGCACCAGTGGTGCTACCAACGGTTCCAATTTGGCCAGCAGTAGAAACAAATATTCCAGAAGCGCCAAAATAATTGTTTGCTGATGCGGTTGCCGCAACTCCTGCGGTTATAGCAGCCGCTCCTGAACCGCCACCATTTGCCGTCAGCAATGTATAACCAGTTCCATCTTTTGCTTGGTAAATTACAGAAGTAACTGTTGCATTAACGCCAGAAGTGCCACCTGCTGCAATTACTATTCTTAGTTGATCTGGGATAAAAATGGCAGGGCCAATCCAAGAGGTTACGGCTCCAGAACCGCCACCGCCACCACCAGCAGTGGCTGAACCAATACCACCACCACCACCAGCACCAATTAGCATTATGCGAACCATAGATGCGCCACGAGGTTTAATCCAATCACGGGTAGAGCCACCACCCAAAAACTCTTGGTAGTTTGATTTCTGTGGTGTTGGAGTGTTAAATAAATCTAGCATTTTGTCACCATGTAATTATTACTACGAGGCCATCACCGCCAGATTTTGTTGAAGAAGCACCACCACCACCACAGCCTATCCCGCCATTACCGCTTGTTGTAGAACCTCCACCTGTTCCCACAATAATTGGTTGAGTTTGAAAAACCCCATTTCCAGCATTTGTATAGCCGTAGTTACCTGTTACACCACCGGCATAACTACCACCACTTAAAAAAGTTGTAGTTGAAGCAGACTGCGCTCCGTTTATTCCTGCCTGTCCTGCAACAGATTGAAAAAACCCCATTGCAGTAAAATAGTTTGCAGTCATTGCAGTACCACCAGCAGAAGTCGTACCGCCACCAAAACCACCACCTGCACTTAATAAAAGGTAGCCAGAAGTATTTTTTTGTTGGTAAAAAATTTCGCTCTCTTGCCCATTCAAACCCGATGAGCCGTCACCGCCTACTCCAACTCGAACTTGCAAAATATCAGGTATTAAAAACGCAGGACACATAAAATTTGTGACTGCGCCAGAGCCACCACCAGTAAGCGTAGTAGCAATACTATCAGAACCGCCACCACCACCAATTAAAGTAAACCAAACAAATGATGCGCCTTGTGGTTTTACCCATTCACTTCCCCAAGCATTACTCGTTACACGAGCTGGGGCTTGAAAGATTTGAATGTTTTCGCCTTGTGGCGTTGGGTATTTAATAGGATATGACATATTACCAACTCGCAATCAAAACCATGCCAGGGCCGCCAACACTATCTGCACCACCGCCACAACCAATACCGCCAAGACCATTAGCGGAACCACCAGCACCAACAATGATTGGTTGCATTTGGAAAAACCCTGCTCCATTGCCGGGGACAAAGTATCCGTAGTTTGCCGTTACTGTCTCAATAGTTGAATCTGAGCCGCCGCTTAAAAATGTTGTTGTTGAGGCTGTAACACTTCCAGTACTTCCACCTTGACCAGCAGTTGATTGATAAAAACCAGATGCGGCAAATGGGCCAGCGGTTGTTGCCGTGCCACCGGTTGCACCAGACCCCCCATTGGCTTGTAATAAAAGGGTGCGCCCTGCGGAGCTATACATATAAACAAAAGCTTGATCTTCATTTCTACCTACAGCAACTTGTAGGTTATTTGGAATGTGCTGTGCAGCGCCATACCATACAGTTACCACACCAGAACCACCACCTGATGTTCCATCACCCGTTCCGCCGCCGCCAATTAACATCATATAAACATGACTTACACCTACAGGCTTATTCCATGTAAAAAAATTTGTTTTTGTAGTCGCAGACGTACCCGGGCCATAAAACGTCTGGATATTGCAACCTTGCGGGGTGGCTATGGGGAATGGAAACATCGTTTAGCCCCAAGCAGGTGCTGTAGCGTTGTCGTTTGTGCAGGTGTATTCAATGGCTTCTTCGGGAGAAATAGCCGTGCCGTCAGCACGATAAACGCCAATGGTGTTGCCATCTTCCATCTTCTGATAACCAGTTGAATTATCTGTAAACGTGATTTCAAACCATGTGATCATTTTAGTAATCTCCAGCGATTGTGACGATGGA